TCTCTATAAACGATAGAACATCTATTGGCCCTAATCCAGGTTTTAATAATATTGTTTCAGATATAGATACTAATTCTGAGAATGGTTTTCCTGGCTTCATAGCCACTATATCTATAACACTAAAAGCCTCTGGATCTAATGGTTTAGTAACATCAAAAGCGAGTATATCCAATAGACCGGCTGTTTCAGGTATTTCTTTAGAGCCATCTGAAGATAACCCAGCAGAGAATGTGTCAGCAATGTTAAGAGATTCTGATATCGACTTATAAAATGCAAACGATAAAGAATCTTGTAGGGAAGGTCCTTCTAGGATACCTTTATTTGGCTTTAGTAGAATACTATCTGAAATCCCGCATGATTCACTAAAGCTCTTTAGAGGTCTTAACGAAATGATGTCTGAAATACCAGTGGGGTCAGTGATGGTTCTATAAAATTCCACCTGGAATGCTATCGATTCTGTAATCGAAACATTCTCCAAATTACCCTTGTTAACAGTAAAGATATATGACTCAACAATACTAAAAGAATCTGAGAATGCCTTCCCTACATTTAATGATAATAAATCCTGAATAGCTGCATTATTGGCTATTGCTGATTTGGCATAAAAATTTATGCTATCTACAGTGCCTAATGCCTCATTCATATACGTACCATTAACCCGCAGAAGGATATCTGGTAGATCTTGAATACCTACTTGGTCAAATAATTGCACATGAATATATTTATAGAGAACATCTGTCATTCCCTGAACATCATGGATGAATTTGAACAGGGCTGGATCAGGGTCTCTTTTAGTCTCATTTTTAATCTCTACTTTAGTGGTATGCTCATCTGGTTTTGGAGACTGACCGCTATATCTTATCTTGGTGAGTATCTTCTTAAATATGGTTGACATCAGGCCTCCTAAACTACAGCTTCAGTAGGACTGAATAGTAACTCTACCATACCTCTGATGGGCTTCCAAGTTCTCGAAAAGACAGCATCAGGTGGTTCCGTTACTCTTAATTCAAAGAAGCCATATACGGACCAATCAACTCCTGGTTGTACAGTCCATGTAGCACCAAGATCCGATAAGAATTGGATGTATACAGTATTAGGAGAATGGACATCCCATAAAGTATCTTCAGTAGGTATCGTTGCAGAGACCCTGGCTACTCCCGACTTCAGTTTATAATACTTGGTGCCATATAATACAAATTCTTCTCTATTATAGGCTTGAAGGGGATCCCAGGTGCCTCTATCAGTAAGAACACGAACAACTAGATTAGTATTTACGCCGCTAGGACGTACTGATACAGGCTTCTCTGTCTGACTTTGAACATTCAAGGCTTCCATTACCACTGCTTCATATTCATAACCTAGCAGTGAAGCATTATTTAAGAAGTTTAATTCGAGAGGGAATTCTAATTGTTCCCCTCGTACTAGCGACCATAGTACAGCACCAGAGTCTGTAATGAGGTCTTCTTTCAAGTCAGTAAGAATGGCTCTTGCCATCTTACCTCCGATTGCCGTTAGTATTACGTTCTAAATCTCGTTCTAAACGTCTAAAACGATCTTCTATAATCTCTTTTTCACGTCTCCATTCGGTAGCTGAAAATTTATTCTCCTGTGAGATTAATAATTCCGCTTTAACACTTATAAGACGTTCTTCCATTCTTGCAAGTCTATCTCGCAAATCTATCAATGTGACGCCAGTCCACATAAGAAGAGCTAATGTTATGCTCGTGACAAGTGTCTGTATATGTCTTTCAAAGCCACCCCTTTTTATAGGGATCTCTTCTTCGGACACCATATCTTCCTTTAGAAGCGTGTAGATCTATGAGTGAGTTTACCACCCAAGTTAACAGGAAATAAATATTCAATACCGTAACGAATACCATCAGAAAAATGTTCTATTCCTTCGGATTTGTCAATAGCTGCTGTATCTGGATTCTTATCCACCCATTTAGTACGTTCTAAAGATTGTATCGTACCTTGACACCTGGGATGTATATACATACTTACATCTCCAGCTGCTGTTTTAAGTTTTCTATTAACTGCTGCTACGGAATCTACAATAGGAGGCGATTTAGTTCGTGCCAAACATTCGATCCCTGCAGCTGTAAGAATACTAAAATCAGTACGACCAACCGGAGCACTAGACTTTCTAGAACGCCCAGTAGGGTCAGGATAGGCATAGACTTTCTGTTTAGGATACTTTGTTTTAATAGAGATAGCCAATGTCTCGGTGTCTGGATGCCCTTTGAATTCATCCAGGATATGTACCTGGCCACCTCGAATAGCAAATGCAGAAGAACATTGAAGACCAACGTTAAAATCAATATTAATATGAATGTCTTCACCTCTGTCATCCTCAGACGGTGGTCTAAAGTCCGGTAGCTCTCTGTCAACGTGAATTCTTCTATCGAAACAGTAAAACACCGTATTACCAGAGTCCTCAAATGATGCTAAGTACTCTGAAGCAAATTCAATAGGGTCAATTGTATGACGAATGCGTTCAATTTCTGCCGGATCTAAGAATGGAGATGTCTTATAATCATAATGATATGATCTCCAGAGATTATCTATTTCTCTGAAGTTAAACATATCATAAAGAAAATTAAATCCCTTAGGCGTACTTATAATCAATGATCGTCCGGCTGAAGGTGCACCATAAAAAGCAGCACGTTTTTCAGACCATCGAGTTATAATTGTAGGCTGTATAATACCCTCCCAAGCTTCCTTAGGAGTTAAACCTCGTTGCCAAGATGATAGCTCATCACCTACAACAAAATAAGCGCCTTTAC